CACCATTGTAGTAATGTTTACCACACGATTCGCGAAACGGTCCAACAAAGAAGGTTTTATCCTTATTTGTTACAAAACCGCAAGCGGACAGTGCGCCTATAACAGCAGGAGCTGCTGTTTTAGGGACGATTATATCATCACCATAAACAAGTATCCGACCGACGGCCCTGAAATCTGAGAGCAATTCTGTTCTTAAGGGCGTGTGTTTCAAACGATTACACACTGCCTTACAGATAGCATAAAACATCAGAGTTTCAAGTTCGAAAGTGAATCCGCTTCCCATAGCAGCGTACATTTCCCATTTGTGAAATGTGCCGCAAGGGAGCCTCACACCAGGACTTCGTAATGCATTCATGTGTGACAACCATACAGATCCCTTAGGACCTGACATGAGTGTCTCTACAAGAATACGTGTTACAGAGTCACTGGCTGAGCTGAGATCAATCGTAGCCCCACGACCAGACACGCTGCTAAGATAAGCACCGTGTTGATTGTTTTGCTGTGATTTAAGATCGATACCGTGCTTAAGTAAATCCTTTCTCAATTGTATTCCAACGCAACGTTGAAATATCATATTAAAATCGGGTACTTGCACTATAACTCGACCTATCTCGGAATTCTTTTCAACCACCTTCAGGACGTCTCCGTCCACAATCCTCAGTTTAAAGGGTGAATACCCTTTTCCTTCAACCGTTCGGTTGACATAACTGAAGAGATTTTGTTGTTGTAACCACGCAACAGCATAAGGATATGCTTGGTGAGTCACATCTAAGGTTCCACGTGCACATTTCCTAAATGGATGGCTCTCACGACGTGTGCCAGAGGTTGAACTACCTCCAGTAAACACAGCATGCTCAAAGATGCCATAGTCAAAGTCGGATAATACCGATTCGACTACATCAACGGCAGATTCAAGCAGGCGCCAATCTAAACTCAGATCATCTGAATTTAGTTGTTTATTGACGCGCTCGCGGTCCATAAGTTTTTGGATAGCACGTTCATGTCTTACCTCTTCACTAGTAGTACCTTCACCAGAATACTTTGAAAGAATTTCTGATAAAAGGTAATTATGCTTGAACTTATCGGCTTCGGATGTGTTAGACATATCGACGGATTCGAGCATTTCCTTAACCCTATAAGGGTGTGGGAATG